CGGGACGATCTATCGGCAATAGATCCCCTTCGCTAACTCACTATCTTAGAAAGGAGGTTAAGAAGCATGTCAAAGAAATCAAAGTTACGTAATAGATCTATGGGTCAGTCACAATTGACAACTGTGACTAAGCAAGATCTCTCTATACCTATTTTAGGTGTCAACCTAAAATCTGTTATGGATCCAAGTTCTAGTGTGAAATCACTAGTTACTGTGCAATCATCAAATCAAGTTCTCTATGAGTTACTTGATGATAATGAAGAACAGTATATGTTTAATGAGCTTAATAAGCTCACTGAAACCCATGGATCTTATAGAAGAGAATTGTGTCCCAATATTGATGTTATTTGTCAATGTTGTGAACAACCCTTATTAGAGAGACCGACTTGGTGTAATGAGGCGTATGTTAGCCTCGATACCCGAGTTAGATCAATTTACGTGACTGAGAAGACCAAGACAAGTTTTCTTGATTCTCTCTTGAAAAGATATTGTTTTGGCGTAAGGGAGCCATCCTACGTGGGGCTTAACTACTCTCCAGACGCCCTGATCGGGCCCTGATAAGCACAGAACATCCATTAAAGGAGGACTGTTTATGGCTAGACTAAGTTTTAGTCGTACCATGCTTAAAAAGGGTTTGAGTCAGAGGTCTGTTGCCTTGTCTATCCCAAAGAAGATTGCTACTCCATTTGCTAGTTTAGCAGTGAAGTGGTATTTCAACTCTGGGGAGGAATGGACAGTTGATCGTTTTAAGGCGATCAAGTTGGATATCATTAGGGAACATGCAGGTTTGCAACCTGTAGCAACCTGGGTATCCCGATCTCACCGTGGTTTTAAGGGTGTGATCGGCCTTTTAGAGACGTGGATGTCAAGAAAAGAATCCAATTTCTCTAAAGGTCTTCAACTCCTCCAATGCTATACTCTTTTCTATTCGTCAGTTGTTACTGATAAGCAGAGAGAGAAGTTTTTGGGTGGAGTTCTATCCGAACCTCCAAGACCTGAAGAACTTGAAAAAGCAATTCAAGTTGTTCACAACGGGTGGTTATTAGCAGGTTCACCTAGGTTTGGTAAAATTAAGGATCCATCTCCTCTTGAAGAGATGCTTCCTAGCCCTTGTAAACGGGCGCCATTACCTGATAAATCTGTTAATGAAAGTGAAGGTATTGTAGACTCGATAAGGTTTCTTTATGATACCTTTGAGGGAATACAACATCTTAATCGTTATTATGAGTCGCATTATAAGTTTGTGTTAAAAAACTTAGAACCAGCTCTTTTTAATGATTATGGTCACTTCATGAGTCCTAAAGGATATCCTTATCCTTTAAAACATCATAACTCACTCCTTGCTGGCAGAATAGGTTTGATCCAAGAAGCAGGCTACAAGCTTCGTGCTGTAGCTAATCCAGGACGCATTTTTCAATGCGTTTTGAAACCTTTTGGAGATGCTATTTATTCACATCTTCAAAATCTGGATTGGGACTGTACCTTTGATCAAAACCGAGCTATCCCGATACTTCAAGATAGCCTAAGCCAGGGTAAGATGGTGTACTCCATCGATCTCTCAGGTGCAACGGATTATTTCCCGTTAAAACTTCAAGAGTTTTTACTCAAAAAGTTTTTCACCGAAAAGGAAGTTTCTCTTTTCGTTGAGCTTTCCACTTCATCTTGGTATTTCCCAGGAATGGGAGAGGTGAAATGGAAACGAGGACAACCATTAGGATTATATCCTAGTTTCGGTGCTTTTGCACTGACTCATGGAATTCTCCTGTTAGGACTTTTGAATCGTCCTTACAATAATGATTTCTTCGTCCTTGGAGATGATGTAGTCATCGTTGATGACCAATTAGCTTTGGATTACCATGCTCTGATGAAAGAACTTGGTTGTCCCATATCACCGTCAAAAACTTTACAATCAACCTCACTTTGTGAGTTTGCTGGTAAAGTCATAACTTCAACTAAGGTTATACCTCAATTGAAATGGCGTGATGTGAGCGATGATTCCTTTTTGGATATCGCTAAACTTCTTGGTCCTCAATCCATCTCTCTTTTCAAACCTCGTCAAATCAAGGTAATCAAAGAACTAGCGATAGTTCCTGATTTTCTTGGTGGCCTTGGTTGGAATCCTAAAGGTTTACCTTTAGAAGACCGTATCTCGGCTAAATGGCTTTGGCAAGAAAAGAAACCGGTGGATCATCTGATGGGCTACTCGTCCTCAATTCTCAAAAATTTGTTAATTTCTGAGCTTTTTGGACTTGTTACTATGACAGGTATAAGTAATGAATCAACTTATATCTTACATGGTACGACTCTCGACCAGAGAGTCAGTCTTCTTATCGATACTCTATTAGGGACAAGTTTTAAAAACTTTCCAAGACAGATTCTCGGTAAGAATGTTGATTTGGTCAGCCAATCCCTTTATGGGAAACATGCTGATTTACCAATCAACCCAGGTGAGGGTGAAAGCTTGCGTCCAAGTCTCCTTGATTCTTGGGAAGCTAAGCTAACACATCTTCGATAGTCGGCAACTACCTCT